AATGTATATTTTTAACACATAATGAAAGAAAACACTATAGAAACATGCTTAAACATCCTGATACTGAATTAGATCTATGGGTACCAGATATACAAGAAGAAAAAACTTCACAATATGGTAGTCAAAATATAAGATATAGACATGATATTAAAAAAGAATTTATAGAGGTGTTTAGGAAAGTTCATAATAATGTTATACCTTGGAATAAAATTAGATATATATTTTAAGTATTATGAAAAAAATAGGTAAACTTTTAATAACTTGCATCAGAATGTTGAGTGGAAGCTTTTTACTTCTACTTGTTATATTTACATGGTGTCTAGGATTATGGTTTAAAACTGTAATTGAAGTAGTTACATGGTTTGAACTAAAATTAACGGCACTAATGAAAAAAGCTTTTGGTGAAGAAATAGAAAAAATATGAAAAAAGTAAAAATAGTAAACAAATCTGATAATCCTAATCCTTCTTATGAGACTAAAAACTCTGCAGGAATGGATTTAAGATCTAATGAAGATTGTATGATTCCAGGTATAAAATCAAAACACGGATCAGAAATAAAAACTCATATTATAAGTACAGGAATTTACATATCTTTACCAAAAGGTTATGAAGCACAAATTAGATCACGTAGTGGTTTAACTGCTAAAAACAATATCATTGTTCTTAATTCTCCAGGAACAATAGATGCAGATTATAGAGGAGAAATTAAAATTATATTGTCTAATCTTTCTCTCAACCCTTTTAAAATAGAAAAAGGTGATAGAATTGCACAAATGATCATAGCACCTTATGAAAGAATAAGTTGGAAAGATGTAGATTCTCTTGATAAAACTAAAAGAGGATCAGGCGGATTAGGAAGTACTGGAAAAAGGTAAGAAGGTGAGCCATCATTCGTGCAGGGTTTACTTCCATTTTCCCGGCTCACTCTTCTTACTGATTTATAAACATTAAAAACCATATTAAAATGATTGAAAAACTTTTAGATTCTTTGAAAGATGTTGATTTAAACAACATTGAAGGTATGAAAAAGCCTAATGATAATATGTGGGTACCAAATAACGTTGGAAATCCACCTGCTATGAATGCAGACACAGAAAATTCTAAATATTTTGACCTATAAAGAGTTTCAAAAACTTCTAGAAGAGAGGTTTGACAAAACTAGAGAAACTTACTCTAGAAAAATGAATGAATATGCTACTGACCTAGATGTATTTAAGTCATTTAAAGAAGGAGTTGGTTTCTCGTTCCACAATACACCAGAAGGTGTAGCATGGGAATATGCTTGTAAACACTTAGAAAGTATTAAAACCATTATAAGCAAATGTCCTGGAGAAGTCCCTACAGATGAACTGTTAGAAGAAAAAATAGGAGATGCCATAAACTATCTTATAATTCTTGAGGGACTTATAAAAGAAAGAGGGGACAATTAGTCCCCTTTTTTTTAACAATACCTTAACATACTTGTAACACATGTTTCATATCTGTTTTGTATATTATTTATATGAAGAGAGAAATAAACATAACAAATGCTTGTTATATTATACTAATGATAATAGCCTTTAGCCTTGGCCTCTTGATTTCTTAATATAATTTTTAGATCCTTTATTGAAAGATGTCTTACTTTTAGCATGTCTTCCATGAGACTTTTTAATTGTGGGATTAAAATAAAATTGTCCTCTTTTAGTTGCCATTATTTTTTTCGTGATTGTGGAGTATAATCTTTATCTCTTTTTTTAATATAACTTGGTCTAGTATCTTTTTTCTTTGAAGTTTTTTGTGTGTTATCTTTTCCTTTTTTATAAGTAGGTTTAGAAGTTGTTTTTTTCTTATTGCCTTTTATAAAATTTTTAACATTCTTTACATCAGTTTTAAGTTGATCTAAAGCTCCTTTAGGATCTTTAAGAATATCATATGCAGTATAAGCTACTCCAATAGGTCCAAGTTTTTTTGCTATTTGTTTTATTATTCTTTTACCAGCTTTTTTACCAAGTTTTTTACTTGTGTTTTTTACACCTGGTGAATTTTTTAAATCTTTAGGTGAATATTTGTTAAGTTTTGCTTCTGCACTTGGTGTACTAACCCTTTTAGTACTAATATCTGGACCTTTTTTTAAACTTGATTTATTAGTGGGTTTATTAGTAGATTTACTAATGTCTCCTTTAGAGTTCTTTAATATATTTTTATTTTCACCTCCACTTTGATACATTCCTGGTACGCTTTTACCAGACCATTGCCCTGTTCCTTTTACTTTTTTCATTTCTTTTTAAACTTTTCAACGGATCTACCACCAAAGTAGGCTCCTATTACTGTTATTAAAACTAATTGTAGAAGATCTGTCCACTTTTCTTCTACTGTAAATGTAAGTGCACCAGCATCAATAAAGATCAATAACATAGTGCATACAATTAAAAATATAAGAACCATAGGTCTTACATTCTTAGATAACCAACTATCAGAATTCATATCTGCCGTCCAGCGGTCAGTTATGTTTTTTTCCATTTGAACCTCATGGTTCATTATTAGTTCTTTTAGCTTTCTTTTTGCATCAAGCTTTTCTTCATCTGTTGTTACTAAATTATCTATTACACCACCTACTGATTCAACTAGTTTACTAGCTCCTCCAGAGAATAATTTATTAAATACTCCCATACTTTAAATTTTGGTTAATCATATCTCATACCAGGCACAGCTTTACCAGCCCACTTTCCAATACCCATAACTCTACCTCCTTTTTTAAATTTAGGACCCATTATGATAGGAACATGGTCTTTTGTATGTGTATTTTTATTTTTGAAAACATCCTGATTATCTTTCTTATTAGAAGCAGGTTTTTTATTAGTATTAGTCTTTTTAGTTGTTTGATTTTGAATTTCTATATCTTCAATATGATCATCTGACTTAGTAGACTTATCAACGTTAGTTGAAGTATTGGTATTAGTTTGCTTCTTTTTATTATTTTCAGAAGTCTTCTTTTGAGCATCAGCTATTCTTTTAGCCTCTTCTTCTTTAGTCCTAGTGTGATACTTTTTGTTATTCCAAGTAAACTCTTTTTTACCAGCAGCTCTATTTTCTTTAAAAGCTTCTTTAAAAGTCTGTGACTTTTTAGGAGTAGTCTTAGTGTTTTTGGTATCCTTATTGGTATTAGTTTTGTTAGTAGTTTTATTAGTAGTAGTATTTGTTTTTTTACTACCATCATTTAAAACAACTTTAGTTGAAGGCTTAGTATCAGTTTTCTTAACAGTATTTGTAGTCTTTTTAGTTGACTTCTTTCTGTTAGGATTGTCTGCCCATTTATACCCAGGAGTATTAATATTAGTTATACCAAGACCTTTAGCATCAATTTTCTTTTTTCTCATTCCAGGTCCTTTTAGCTTAGCTGTATGGATGTTACCGGCTTTGTCATACTTTTGTTTTTCCTTGATACCACTTGGTTTAACAAGTTTTTGTTTTCTAACTCTACCTTTTCTATCAGTAACAGTAACTCTTTTAGTGCCGTCTGCTAATGTTTCTTTCTTTCTTTTTCTAAATAAATTTAATGCCATAATTTAAGTCTTAATTTATTAATACATCTTTTTTTTACCACCTCCATGCATCATTTTTTTCTTTTTCATACCACCACCATACATTTTACTATCTTTTGCTCTTCCTTCTCCTATTTTTTTTGCTTTCTCTTTTATTCTTTGTTTATCCCCTTCACTTGCAGGTCTAATACCTTTAGGTGGTGTATATCCTCCAGGAGAAGGTTTTTTAGGATCTTTTGGTGGTCCAGATGGTCTTATACCTTTACCTTTAGGTGGTGTTCCACCTTCTTTGACTCCTCTAGGGTATTTTTTTACTGATCCCCCTTTTTGAAATTTTGCCTTTAAGGCGTTAAAAAATGCATCCATTGTAATATATTTTAATTATTTATAATACTTTATTGGGGCCTACACAGCCACCATGTTTCTTTTTAGCCATTTTTTTAAAGGTTTTGGCTAAATTATACCTTTTAGTTCCTGGTCTACATGTTGGACCTCCAAATTTATCACCAGTACAAACACCTTCAGTGCCTCTTTTTTTTATACTAGCAGTGGCTTTTTGGATCCAACCAGCCATTACAATATGCCGTGTCTACCTTTTGAACCACCTTTTTTAAATACTCCTCTTCCTTTTAAAATATCAGCTCTAGTAACTTTACCATCTCCTGTTAGATCTGGAAATGTTTTACTACCCTTATTTGCACCACCTTTAGCTAATATACCACCTCTTCCCATAGCTGGAAATTGTCGTGGACCCATTGGTTCACGTCCACCAGGTCTTATAAATTCCGGTGGTGGTTCCGGCATTGCATCGTCTCTTTCAAACCTTTCAAAATCTTCTCTTTCTTCTCTATTAAATCTATCAGTCCTTATATTTTTTCTAGCCATATCTGCTATTCTATCTTCTGGAGACATAGGATCTGGACCTCTTTTTAATAAACCAGTATCAGGATCTGTTGTAATATATTTACCATCAGTAAATATACTATCTCTTGGCTCTTGATATGGTCCTCTATCAAAATTTGGCATCATAGGAGCTTCTCTAGATACTTGATCCTGTTCTTTTTCCATTTCCATTCCTTTTTGATATTTTTTCTTTGATCCTCCTTTACCGTATTTCATACCGGCTTTTTTCATATTATAAGGCATAGTTCTTTATTTTATTGTTATTAATCTCCAAAAGGAACATCTTCATTAAGATCTGTTTCTTCTGGTAAATCC